GGTCAGTTTGTATTAACTGGAGTCAAAGATACTATCATCGATAATGTTATATTCCAGGGAGAACATATTCCAGGATCGTCAGTGCTGTCCTTGACATCTCGACCTGCTGCAATATTTTGGCAGAACTTAGTTGACAAACCTAAGACCACAGGAATCGTATTTAGAAACTGTAAGTTTAACGATCAACCATTGGCTGTTAAATGTCTACAAGATGATCAAGCTGACACTGCTGTCAGCTTCCAAGGTTGCCATTTCTTTATCAATGATGTCGGCGTTTATGTAGAAGGCACACTAGGTCAGATATCTAACTGGAGCTTTGATGCTTGTAAGTTTGAAGAAATATATCGACAGGCATTTTATGCTACAGCTGGACGAGGATTTTTATTCACAGAATGCGATTTTATCGACTGCGGTAACGCATCTGGCAACTCGGCAAGTCCTGATTCAACAGCCACTGAAATAGTTTATTTTGAAGATTTCAAAGACAATAGATTGATCGAATGTACCAGTGATAGACATCAGTCATACTCTATCACTTCCAGTGAAACACGCAAGGCCTATCCAGAAGTAATCAATGCTGGTGTGGTCAAATTTGTAGATAGACAGTATGCAGACATTAGACTAAGCGTATCTCAAACACCATTGGCAGTATTCTCGGCCTTGACAAAGTTTATCAACATCGAGTATACTTTAAAACTAAACACACACACTAGAAATGGTAGACTGACCATCACAGTAGATGATGATCGTACCAACGTTGCAATCACCGACGAGTTTCAATATTCGTCTTCACTTATCACATCGCTAGGAGGAACTCTTATGACAAATTTCCAATTCGGAGTATCTTTAAAAGACAACGATTCTAACGGATCAGTTGATACTGTATTATTAAGTTATGAGAATCCTTCTACAAATATAGCCGACACTGGAACGATCTCATATCAAATCAGCTACGGTGTTTGATCTATACGGCAACGATAGACTAACCGAATGGCGCAACTTTAGAACTAGGCTTGAAACCAGCGAAACTGCTTTAGAAGATAATCTTATCTTTTGGAAAAAAGCACCATTCGTTAGTCCTTATCTTGATCCTTTTAATGCTGGATCCTGGCCCGATCCTTGGCATTTGGTACTAGATGATAGGCTAGATCATCTAGCAATTTGTCTTGGTTTGCTGTATACTCTTAAGTTAACTCAGCGGTTTATGAGCTGTGATTTTGAGATACATATGGCTATGTCCGAAACGAAAAAACCCACTGACTTTTATCTTGCGATTGACAAAACATTCGTATTAAACTATGACAGCAACGCGGTTTTGAGTGCCAACGACGTCGCCCACCTAAAAACCAACATCATATGGCAGACTAATATTCTGCCATAAATATTTTTACATTAGAACAAAAAAGAGAGCAACAGTTTATGACTATTTCGGTACAAAAAAGAAACGGGCAGAAAGAGCCTTTGCACATTGAAAAATGGCAAGCGCAGATTGCAAAAGTATGCCAGGGGATTGCCGATGTCAGTCAGTCGATGATAGAAATCAAAAGTCAACCGCACTTCTATGATGGCATCACTACTAGAGAGATTGATGAAATCACTCTTAGAGCTATCGTTGACCTCATCGACGTAGAAGCAAATCCTGACATCGGACATGTTAACTATCAGTATGTAGCTGGTAAACAAAGATTAAGTATGTTACGCAAAGACGTCTACGGTCAATACGAACCGTTACGCCTTTATGAAATTGTAAAAAGAAATATCAAGGTTGGCCTGTACACTCCAGAATTACTTGAATGGTATTCTGAAGAAGAGTGGGATCGCATGGACGACTTTGTAGATCATGAAAAGGATGAGTCCTATTCATATGCTGCCATAGAACAGCTAATCGAAAAATATTTGGTTAGAAATAGAAGCAGCAAAGAAATCTACGAAACTCCACAAGTTCGATATGTCATTGCCGCAGCCACGGTAATGCACAAAGAAGATCAACCCTCTAGATTAAAATATGTTAAAGAATATTACAACGCTGCCAGTGATGGTCTTTTTACTCTTGCTACTCCTGTACTCGCTGGCCTTGGTACTCCTACCAAACAGTTTAGTTCCTGTGTTCTTATTCGTAGCGATGATGATCTCGATTCTATTTTTGCCAGTGGAGAAATGATGGCCAAGTATGCCAGCAAACGTGCTGGTATTGGGTTGGAGATCGGACGTCTACGTCCACTAGGCAGTCCCATCAGAGGTGGTGAGATCATGCACACAGGTATGCTGCCTTTTCTTAAAAAGTGGTTTGCTGATCTAAGGAGTTGCAGTCAAGGTGGAATCCGTAACGCTAGTGCTACAGTGTTTTATCCTATTTGGCATCATCAGTTTGATGATCTCATCGTGCTTAAGAATAATCAAGGAACTGAGGAAACTCGTGTCCGACACATGGACTACGGAGTTGTACTATCAGCGTTCTTTTGGCGTCGTTTTAAAAACAAAGAAAATATTACTTTCTTTGATCCTAACGAAGTGCCTGATCTATACGAAGCCTTTTACAAAGACACACCTTTGTTTGAAGAGCTCTATGTAAAGTACGAAAAGAAATCTGGTCTAAGAAAAAAGATCATGAGTGCAGAAGATGTATTCAAAGGTGGTATTCTCAAGGAAAGGACTGATACTGGTCGCATCTATCTAGTGTTCATTGACAATGTTATGAACCAAGGACCATTTGACCCAGAATACCATACTATCTATCAGTCCAACCTATGCTGTGAGATCCTATTACCTACGAAATCATTTAAGAGGCTCGACGATCCGGAAGGCCGAATTGCTCTTTGCACCCTTGGGTCCATTAACTGGGGTGCCTTCCGCAATCCTGAGGATATGCGCCGTGCTTGCCGTGTATTGCAGCGCAGTCTTTGCAATATTCTTGATTATCAAGATTTTCTAAGTATACAAAGTAAACTTAGTAATGATGAAATACAACCATTAGGCATCGGTGTTACTAACCTAGCCTATTGGCATGCTAAGAGGAGTTTGAAATATGGCGACAAAGACGCATTGGCAGAAGTTAAATCTTGGATGGAACATCAGGCCTACTATCTTACCGAAGCCACAGTCGAACTGGCCAGAGAAAGAGGATCCTGCTTGGACTCCAGCAAGACTTGGTACGGCAGAGGAGTGTTCCCCTGGGAAAGAAGATCCCCAGGAGTCAACGAGCTTGCTGATTTCACACCCGAGCTTGATTGGGAAACGCTTAGGACGGAAATGAAACAACACGGAGTGAGAAATGCCACGCTGATGGCTATCGCTCCTGTAGAATCTAGCTCGGTGGTTATTAACAGTACCAACGGTATTGAAATGCCAATGAGCCTGATCACTGTAAAAGAAAGTAAAGCAGGATCATTCACACAGGTTGTACCGGAGTATCACAAGTTGAAGAACAAGTATCAACTGATGTGGGATCAGAAAGACTGTAGCGGATACCTAAAAACCGCAGCAGTGTTACAGGCCTATGTGGATCAGAGCATTTCAACTAATACATTTTATAATCCTGCGCACTTTCCGGATCGTAAAGTATCTACAACATTGATTATTAAAAATCTAATGCAGGCGCAGTTATGGGGTATAAAAACTTTCTATTATAGCTTGATAAACAAAGCCGGCGCCAAGTACGAAGACCGAACACCGGAAGTACATTACAATGGTTTCCACAATGAACGTGAAATCATCGAAGAAGACGAAGACTGCGAGGCATGTAAACTATAATGCTAAAACAGTTCTTTATTTGGATGCAACGAGACGAAGGTTGGAAAACCATGATGGCCGTAGTGTATGCCATCATATGTCTAGTAGACTTTGTGATCATGCCTATGGCTATTACAGCATTTAAAGGACATGGTCTACAGGAATTCATTATCAATAATCTAAGAACATTTGACCCTGGAATACAAACACAGATATTACAGGTAGTGGCAAAAGAATATTCCCCCTTTACACTTCAAGGGGCAGGGTTGTTTCATCTAGCGTTTGGTGCGCTACTAACAGGAAGTGCGTTAAGCAAATCAAAAGCAGAGGAGAAATAACGTGGCCGTAAATCAGATTTTTAATTTAAAGAATACCACCATAGCGCAATGGCGAACAGGTGATCAAGACAACAAATACCCCCAGTGGTTGCGTGACAATGGAGTATGGGTCAAAGATAACGCCTGGAAATTTGATGTCACCGCCACGGTGTACTTTCCAGCAGATGGTTATTACAACTTCAAGTATACTGCTGACAATTATGCCAGATATATCATTGACGGGTTTGAACTTCCCGAAAGCAACGACTTTACAAAAATATTCAGTGAAATAGTATGGGTCACGGCGGGCAACCACACTATCCGTTGTAAAGCCAGTGACAAAGGCAACACCAACAGAAGTTGTGCTATGATTATTGATGATGACACACAGTTGGTTCGTGTCTGGAACTTGATGACCAATGGCTCTACAAACTGGCAAAACAATCCAGTCAACATAGTGCGTCAGCCTACTCAGAGCAATTATTGCAAACTATTAAATGACAATGGTGTTTGGCCTAGTACAGGTGAAACTTTTGACAACACTTGGATGGTTGACTTTCCAGTTGATGCCTACTATAACTTTAGAGGCGCAGTTGATAATTCAGGTCAGGCCTGGATAGACGGTCAACAGTTGGCCGACATTGGCGGCCAGACCAAAGAATACAACTCTACCAAGTTTATCACCGCTGGTAGAAAAGCCCTGCGTGTCACAGGCAAAAACACTGGTGGAGCCAAAGCAGCCTGTATGGTTATCGAAGGCTCTATTAAAGATCTAGTGGCCGCCAAGTCCAGTGCTAATTCAGCCAAGGCAGCAGAAAATAAAGCCGCTGCCGATCTAGCAGAAGCAGAAGGAAAATTTGTTGAAGCCAAGTGGATAGTTCTTGATGTTAAAAGTGTGACATTACAAACAGACTTGCCTGGAGGTTTTAGTGCGTCAGCAACTGCCGAAGCCAAGGCTAGTAGCGAAGCAGGTGCTAGTGCTAGTTATACCAGTACTGGTGCTCAAGCACAAGTAGGTGCTAGTGCAGGAGTAGGAGCCAGTGCAGAAGCCAGTGTTGGCAATGAATATGTGGGTTGTGATGTTCGTGTTTGGGTAAGTGTAGAAGCGGTAGCCGAAACACACGCAAGTGCCGGCCTTGACGGTTACAACGTTTATACAACAGCAGGCGTAAATTGCACAGTTCGTGCCGAAGCAGGTGGCGAGGTTGGTATGCGTGTTGGCCCAGCTGGGCAAAGTGCCAACGGATGTGTTTATGCTGAATCTGGTGTCAAAGCAGAAGTGGTAGTCGAAGTTGGGATGAACGGATACCAACTTGAAGGTGGTATGAGCATAGGAACTTGCGTGGGAGTAGAAGGCGAAAGTACTGTGTCATTCAGTGGTGTTAGCCAAACTACTGGTGCAAGTGCCAATTACGGAGAAGATCACTTTGAATTAGGAGCAGGCGCACAATCACAATTTAAAGACGGACACCTACGATTAGGCATAAGTGGAGAAGCGGCAGCTTTTGTTGGACTTGAAGTTGATTTGTCCACCGACATTGACACAAACAGATGTATCAAAGACGCTGTGGCTGTTTATCAAACAAGAAAAGCGGTCTACGAAACCAGCAAACAAGTTTACAACAATGCAGTATCAGCATCTAATCAAGCCACTGCCTATGTGAGCAATTTGGCGCAGACTACAGCAAACAACACCGCAAAAACATTCGTTGATGCTGGTTATCAGATTGAAAACGGTATTGTCAAAACAGGTGGCAAGATAGCTGATTCTTGTACAGATGCAGCCGGTAAGGCAGTGAAGTTTGTTTCAGGTGGAAAGAAAATTGTGTGTACCATGATGAACGATGAATATGGTTTTGGAGGTTATCGCAATGCCATATGGTTGCATCATAGTGCCAACTTGCCAGAAGCCGATGTTTATCAACGTGGATATCACACATTGTTCTTGCCATTGGTTGCGTATGCCAAAGGCACAGGCCGAACCAATCAGTGGGTCAAGTCAGCATTAGAACACATCGCTCGTCATAGAACCAGCGACATCTATCTAGAAATGAAAGGCCGTCGTAGAGATACACTAGGACGAGTTTATCGCGCAGTGCTAGAGCCATTGTGCTATATCGTAGGAAAAATTACTAAGTAAAGATTATGAGCAAACAACAATATAACCTAAACACAAAGACAGACTACCTTAACCGCAAAATGTTTCTGGACCCACAAGGGCCAGTGACTATCCAACGATTTGAAGAAGTCAAATACAAAAAGATCGCAGACTTTGAAACTACTGCACGTGGTTTCTTTTGGGTTCCGGAAGAAATCAGTCTAGCCAAAGATGCCAACGACTTTAAGGATGCATCAGATGCAGTTAAACATATCTTCACTAGTAACCTGCTTAGGCAAACTGCTCTTGACAGTCTGCAAGGTCGCGGCCCAAGTCAAATCTTTACTCCGGTCGTAAGCCTTCCAGAACTAGAAGCACTGGTCTACAACTGGACATTCTTTGAAACTAACATTCACAGTCGCAGTTACAGTCACATTATCCGTAACATCTACAATGTGCCTAAGGAAGTGTTTAACACTATCCACGACACTAAAGAAATCGTAGATATGGCATCAAGTGTTGGCAAGTATTACGATTATCTACACAGATTGAACTGCCGTAAAGAACTCAATGATAACGGCATCGCAGTCGGTGAAGAGGAACACATTAAATCTATTTGGCTAGCACTGAACGCCAGCTATGCCTTAGAAGCATTCCGTTTCATGGTATCATTTGCTACATCATTGGCAATGGTAGAGAACAAGATCTTTATCGGTAACGGCAACATCATTAGCCTAATCCTACAAGACGAACTACTACACAAAGGTTGGACTGCCTGGATGATCAATCAAGTGGTCAAAGAAGACAGCCGCTTTGCCAAAGCCAAACAAGAATGCGAAGCAGAAGTCTATCAAATGTATATTGATGTGATCCGTGAAGAAAAAGAATGGGCTGACTATTTGTTTAAGAAAGGTCCTGTTATTGGATTGAATGCCAATATTCTCAAAGACTTCGTTGACTATACAGCAGCCACAGGCCTAAAAGAAATTGGAATCAAGTATCATCAACCTGCACCAAAAACTACTCCTATTCCTTGGTTTAACAAACACAGTGATACTCATAAGAAACAGACAGCCCTACAAGAAAACGAATCGACAAACTACGTTATTGGTGTAATGAGTGATTCGATTGCATATGAAGAGCTACCGGAGTTATAATGTATAAAGCACAGTTTAAATCTCGAAACCCTTTTGAATCTTGGACCAGTCTAGGATCTTTCGGAACTGAGACACAGGCCATTGCCGCTGCCTTAAATAAAAAGAAGAAAGGTGCCATTATGGTCAGAGTCGTAGACAAAACGGGATCAGTGGTTTATTCTGGTTAAGAAAGGAAAATGATGAAAGCAGTTGTATGGAGTAAGTATCATTGTCCTTATTGTGATCAAGCTAAAGCATTGCTGACACAAAAAGGCATTGGATTTGAAGAACGTAAAATCGGTGATGGTTACAGCAAAGAAGATCTATTAGAAGCAGTACCTACAGCAAGAACAGTACCGCAGATTTTCTTGGACGAACAGTTAATCGGTGGATTCACAGAACTTAAAAAATATTTTGAAACACAAAACTTATAAGGAAAAACATGTTAATAGATAGAGGCGTAACCCCAGGCGAAGTTGTAACTATCCGTCTTTCTGCCGGAGAAGAAATAATCGCTAAGTTAGTAGAAGAAACAGACAGTCATTACAAAATTAATAAACCAATGACTTTGAGCATGAGTCAACAAGGTATTGGTATGATGCCTTTTCTTTTCACAGTGAATATGGACAAAGATCTAAGTATCGCTAAATCCAATGTCACTGTTATCAGTTCAACTGCTACAAGTTTTGCTGATCAATACGTTCAAGGTACCACTGGTATCGCAATGAGATAAAATATGTCACCAGTTGCTAGAATAGGAGATACAATAGCTACAGGACATGGTTGTGATGGAACCACAACTTTGACAGGCCCCTCTGGCGATGTATTTGCAAATAACATCGGAATAGAAAGACAGGGTGATCCTACTGTAGTACACAGACTGACTGGAAGAGGCTGTGGAGTGACTCACACTGCGGTAGTAAATGCAGGATCGAGTACTGTGTTTGTTAATAATAAACCTATTGCAAGAGTAGGTGATTCTGCCGATGCAGGCTCAGTAACATCTGGTTCACCAAATGTCTTTGCGGGTGGCTAAATGAAAAAATTATTTTGGAACATTTTAGGATTCTTAAGTTTGGGCATGGCCTATATTGGAATCATTACCCCTGGCGTACCCTATAGTATCTTTGTGGTATTCGCTGCTTACTGTTTTAGCAAAGGCTCAGAGCGTATGCATCGTTGGATCTACAATCACAAAATCTTTGGACCGTTCTTAACTAACTGGAATGAACGACGTGTGTTCCCACAAAAGATGCGTTATCTAATGTTAGGTATGATGACATTGAGTTTATGTATTATGTTTTTCACAGGAGTGAAACCTATAGGAATCTTATCTACCGCAGTGTTCATGGCTCTAGTGGCTGTATGGGCCTGGCGCTTTCCAAACTCTGTAGAAGAACACGATAAAAGAAAACAACAGGGGCGAAAGATTGGATGGTTTAAATGAACTACACTATTCACAAACTTTTTCCCACCCCTGTCTATCATTCTACAATACCCGCACTTGATCCTATAACTCTACACAAGTTGATGAACAACGAGTGGGTGGCGCCTGGATATCTTGGTGCCAATCGCACACACAAAGAAAGCGCAAATAGAAAAATACTGCATAGACCCGAACTGTCTAACCTAAAGAAGATCGTACAAAAACACATAGATTTTTATGTATTTGACGTGTTGGGTGTAGCGCCAGGGCTGTCATGGGAGATATCAACTAGTTGGGTCAACCAAAATAGCAAAGGTGACTTCCATGATAATCATTATCACACCAACAGCATGATCAGCGGAACCCTTTACCTCAAGGTTCCAGATCAAAGCAGTTCTATATTTTTTCATCGCGACAAAGGTCATGAAAATTTATGGAGTACTCTATTAATAGAGTTTGAAAAGGACAACGAATACAATGTTGCTAGCATAGGACTTGCTCCTAACGATTTTGATATCCTTATCTTTCCTTCTATATTAGCTCACAGCGTTACTACCAACACCAACGATGAAGATAGATTCAGTTTAGCTTTCAACGTTTGGCCTAGGGGAACTATCGGAGAGGGCGGCAACTGCGAACTCACACTATGAAGGATTTTTCTGTAACTCCTTTGTTTGCTGTTCCTTTGTATAGAGCTGTGCTAGGTCCAGTAGATATCAAAACAAAAAACTACATTGAAACTTTAAAGTTTGAAAGAATGCCTTCGGACAACGGAGACTATACTTCAGATAAAACTGTTCTAGAAGATTCGAATCTTAAAGATTTAAAAAGTAAAATACAAGAGCACGTTGATTTTTTTCTCTACGAAGTTTTAGACTGCAAGCAAACTCAAAAGTTTGAAATACAAAACAGTTGGATCAACAAACACCAGCAACATGATTTTGCCGGATCCCATAATCACACTAACAGCCTAGTCAGTGGAGTCTATTATATCTCAGTTGAAGATCAAAGTGGTGCTATACAGTTTGAAAAGAACAAAAGCTACTTTAATCTATGGCCAGATTTGATTGACATAGAGTTTAACAACGATCTAGAGAAGACTAATATATTCAATGCCCAGGCTTGGGCGATAACACCTACAAATGGAGACATAGTTTTGTTTCCTTCTCATCTACATCATTCTGTTTATGAAAACCATTCAGAAAGATTAAGATACAGCCTAGCTTTTAACGTATTCCCTAGAGGAGTACTGGGCGGCAAACTCAATACCTTGAGGTTATAATGGAAAAAGTAGATTTAGATTTTTTAGTATCAATCGCACAGGAAGTAGAAGGTGCAGATCCCATAGACTGGGGCCGATTGAGCATGGGCAAAGAAGAAGCCTATAAAATGATCGGTTCAAGCATTTTGGAAATGTTTGACAAGTCCGAGTACAAATACGATGACAAGGTTATCCTACTAAGCACGATTACCAAACTCACTGTAGAAAACATGCTTTTGAACCTCAAGATCTTGACACTTCAGCAAAAACAGGTATAATAAGATTACTGCGTTTGAATCAGGCGCACTATATGTTTTTATAAATACTTTTACAAGGAGGGGCAAGACTATGAGACAAAAAAAACTCGTAATGGAACTGTACAAGGCTTGCGTCGACCACAACGCCAAGAAGATAGCAGAACTTCGTAAAGAAGAATTTGCCAAAATCTTGAAACGCAAGGCCGAAGGCAAACCGTTTACAACTAAATGGACTTTGGTGCAGATTTAACACAACTGTAACATTACACACACCATGCTACGATAAATACTGCTATGCAGAAAACTTATCGTAGCATTTTTATTTCTGACGTACACTTAGGCACACGAGATTGTCAAGCAGACAAGCTCAACAACTTCCTCAAACACAACAC